CGTCATCAGGTGCTCTAGGCGATGTACAAAGTTCAACTAATGTGTATGTATAATGACAAAAGATATTGAAGAAGATTATGACTTTGCTAGGTCACAATATTACAATCTAGCAGAAAAAGGTAATGAAGCGATCGATTTAATGATGGACTTAGCTCGTGAATCCGAACATCCACGTGCTTTTGAGGTTTTATCAACTGCAATTAAACAAAATGCTGAAGTTGCAGATAAATTGATGAAGCTGCATAAAGAACGCAAAGAGGTAGAAACACCTACTGCAGCTCTTCCAAATAGTATGACACAGAATAATCTCTATGTAGGTTCAGCAACTGACCTGCAAAAGATGTTAATTCAAAAAGCGAAAGAAAAAGAGACAGTAATTGAATCAGACACGAATAAAAAATAGCGATCTTGGATATTTAGGTAACCCTAATATTAAAAGAGACGGTGTTGAACAGGGTTGGTCTTCTGAAGAAATACGTGAATATGCACTATGTATGAAAGATCCAGTATACTTTGCAAAGAAGTATCTTAAGGTTATATCCCTTGATCAAGGCTTAGTTGATTTTGATCTTTATGATTATCAAGAGAAAATGTTTACTCATTTTAATGATAATCGATTTTCTATTGTATTAGCATGTCGGCAGTCAGGTAAATCAATATCGTCTGTTGGCTATTTAGTATGGTATGCAATATTTCACCCAGAAAAAACTATTGCTGTTTTAGCTAACAAAGGTGCAACTGCACGAGAAATGTTAGCCAGAGTTACTCTTATGCTTGAGAACATACCATTTTTTCTTCAGCCAGGTTGTAAAGCTGTAAATAAAGGGTCCCTTGAATTTAGTAACAATTCTAGAATTATTGCAGCTGCAACAAGTGGTAGTTCCATTCGTGGTTTATCTGTTAACTTATTGTTTCTTGATGAGTTTGCATTTGTTGAAAATGCTACAGAATTCTATACATCAACATATCCAGTGGTTTCAGCTGGTAAAGATACAAAGGTAATTATTACATCTACTGCAAATGGACTAGGTAATATCTACCATAAGTTATGGGAAGGCGCTGTTCAAAGCACAAACGAGTTTAAGCCATTTAGGATTGACTGGTGGGATGTGCCAGGACGTGATGATGAATGGAAAAGACAAACAGTATCTAATACCTCTGAGCTTCAGTTCGATCAAGAATTTGGTAATAACTTTCATGGAACAGGTAATACACTAATTGCTGGTAATAAGCTTTTGGAAATGAAAGCAAAAGCACCAATCTATACACAGGATCAAACATTAAGTGTATATGAAAGACCTGATAAGTCTAAAAACTACATGATGTTTGTAGATGTTGCGAAGGGAAGAGGTCAAGACTATTCTACTTTTAATTTAATCGATATCAGTGCCAAACCGTTTAAACAGGTTGCTGTCTATCGCGACAATACTATCTCGCCTCTACTCTTCCCTGATATTATATATAAGTATGCAAAAACCTACAATGATGCGTATGTTGTTATTGAGTCAAATGATCAAGGATCTGTAGTTTGCAATGGTCTATATTACGAACTAGAATACGAGAATGTATTTGTAGAATCAATGGTTAAAAAGAATGCTGTTGGTGTAGAAATGACTCGTAAAGTTAAACGCATTGGTTGTTCTAATATCAAGGATCTTGTTGAAAGAGATCAGATTGAAATTGTAGATGCAGAAACTATTATAGAATTTTCAACATTTTGTGCGCGAGGGTCTAGCTATGAAGCTAGTGATGGGAATCATGACGATCTTGTAATGAATTTTGTATTATTTGGCTGGTTTGTTTCTACTAATATGTTTAATGATATGACTGATATTAGTATTAAACAAATGATGTATAACGAGCAAATGAGACATATTGAGGATGAATTAGTACCATTCGGTATAGTAGATAATGGTGTTCAAGAAAAAACAGAGGTAATTGATGGTGATAGGTGGGAAGTTGGCGAACCAACAGAACTTTTCTAAATATCACTTTTTTATAAATAACTACGTGAACAACCGTATTATGATAATCTTTTAATGTTAACTAAGGGGAAATACACATGAGCTTCCAAGTCTCTCCAGGTGTGCGCGTACGTGAGATTGATCTCACCAACGTAGTTCCTGCTGTTTCTTCTTCAATCGGTGGTTTCGCGGGAGCATTCTCGTGGGGTCCAGTTGAAGAGGTACGTCAGGTAACTTCCGAGAAAAACTTGGCCGAAACGTTTGGTGTTCCAAGCCTCACTAATAACACATCTTATTTTACTGCTGCAGGATTCCTTCAGTATGGTAATAACCTTCAAGTGGTAAGATGCGAGACTAGTGCGCTTAAAAACGCTATTGCGGATAGTACAGGCACTGCCGTACTTATCAAAGGTCAAGAAAACTACAACGCAGCCTATTCTGCCGGTCAGGCCTCAGTTGGTCCGTGGGCAGCCAAATATCCAGGTACACTGGGTAACTCACTTAAAGTAGAAATTTGTGCACCAGGGCATTATGCCACATGGACAAATGCAGCTAATTTCGATTCAGCACCAGGTACTAGTGAATACGCAGAAAGTCAAGGCGTATCTGCTGCACTTGATGAACTCCACATTATCGTCATCGATGAAGGTGGACAATGGACTGGTACTGCCGGTTCTATTTTAGAAAAATTTGCTTTCGTATCTCAAGCGTCAGATGCAAAACTAGCAAATGGTGAATCAAACTTCTATAAAGACGTAATCAATGCTAAGTCTGCCTACATATGGTGGATGGATCATGATGCAGTCCTTACAGATGCAGGCACAGCACTTAGCACCGCTGCTACTAGCTTTGCATTTACAGGTTCAAGTACTGTAATTACCGATTCACTTGCATTGGGCGTTGATGATAATACTCTTACTGCATCTGCTATTCAAACAGGTTTTGATCTGTTAGAAGATTCAGAAACAATTGATGTAAATATGCTAATTTGTCCTCCATTGGATAATACATTAGCTAACGCATCATCAGCTTGTATTGCAGTTGCTAATGATCTCATTGCAATTGCTTCAGCAAGAAAAGATTGTATTGCAGTCATTTCACCGCCAGTACAATTTACTACTAATCCTGCAGGACAATCAATCACTGATATTAACGGTGGTTCTGTTGCAGCTACAGCAGTAAATAACGTGGTGGCATTTGCAGATTACCTTACATCAAGTTCATATGGAACACTCGATTCTACAGCATTAAAAGTATACGATAAGTATAATGATGCGTTTATCGACATTCCATCAAGTGGACATGTTGCTGGTCTTATGGCAAATACAGACACCGTTGCAGATGCATGGTTTTCACCAGCAGGCTTTACACGAGGTCAAGTACTAGGCGTAACACGCGTAGCATTTAATCCAAAGAAAGCTGAACGTGATACATTGTACAAAGCAAGGGTTAATCCTATTGTTTCGTTTCCTGGCGAAGGTACCGTTCTTTTCGGTGATAAGACACTCTTATCTCGTCCTTCTGCTTTTGATCGAATCAATGTACGTAGACTATTCATGGTATTGGAAAAGGCAGTTGCAACTGCTTCTAAATTCCAACTCTTTGAATTCAACGACGAGTTTACACGGGCCCAGTTCCGTAACTTAGTTGAGCCGTTCTTACGGGAGGTCAAAGGTCGCAGGGGTATTACAGACTTTAAAGTGGTCTGTGATGATACAAACAACACTAGTCAAGTAATTGATGCTAATGAGTTTGTTTGTGACATCTACATTAAGCCTGCTCGTTCTATTAACTTTATCACATTGAACTTCATCGCCACACGTACTGGTGTTGATTTCGATGAGATTGCAGGTTAGGAGGATAGACAATGGCAATTTTAGGCGTAGATGATTTCAAATCCAAACTTGTAGGAGGTGGCGCTCGCGCTAACCTTTTCAAGGCAACCATTAACTTTCCATCTTATGCAGACGGCGATGTAGAACTTACTTCGTTTATGTGTAAGGGTGCAGCTCTTCCAGCTTCTATCGTTGCACCGATTGTAGTTCCTTTCAGAGGACGTCAACTGCAAATTGCAGGTGATCGTACTTTTGAGCCATGGACTGTTACAATCATTAACGATGTAAATATGGAAGTGCGTAATGCATTTGAACGCTGGATGAATGGTATCAATGAGCATAACAATAATACTGGTTTGACTAATCCATTGGATTATCAAGCAGACATGGTTGTAGAGCAGCTTAATAAAGCTGGTGTTTCAACTAAGCGTTATGACTTACGTGGTACATTCCCAACTAATATCTCTCAAATCGAACTTTCATACGATACTGAAAATGCGATTGAAGAGTTTACTGTTGAGCTCCAAGTTCAGTACTGGGAGTCCGGAACCACTACCTAGTAGTGTTATAAATAGTACTAGAGGCGGTCAAGTATCGCCTCTAGTTAACTAGTTAGGGAAATATTATGGCAGAATTATTCGGCTTTGAAATAAAAAGAAAAGACCAAGAGAAAGAAGATGCAAAGAAGGTTTCATTTGTTGCACCTGAATCTGATGATGGTCTAGGTTATGTCGTTAACGCCGGTGGTCACTTTGGTCAATATGTTGACATGGAAGGTGATAAGGCTAAGACAGACCAACAACAAATTATCAAGTATAGAAACTTGGCGATGCAGCCAGAATGCGATGCTGCGATTGAAGATATTGTTAATGAATCTATTGTAGCCGATGATGATTCAGCACCCGTATCCTTAAAGATGGATGACTTAGATCAGTCAGATAAGATCAAAAAATTAATTATCGAAGAATTCCAAACAGTGATTGAACTGTTAAATATGAATTGGCAAGGACACGATATTTTCCGTAGATGGTATATTGATGGCCGGCTTTATTTTCATAAAATTATCGATGAGAAAAACCCAAAGGCGGGTATCATCGAACTAAGAAATGTAGACCCAATTAAGATTCGTAAGATTCGTGAAATAAAAGAAGATAAAGATCCATTGACTGGTACTAAAATGATTAAAGGTGTAAATGAATACTACCTTTACCAAAACAATTCAATGTCAAAGTCATCTCAAGGATTGAAAATTTCAAAGGATGCTATTACATATGTAACATCGGGTGTATTAGATCCAAGTCGTAAACGAGTACTTTCTTATTTGGATAAGGCAATGAAGACTGTTAACCAGCTTCGTATGCTTGAAGATTCCTTAGTCATTTATCGTTTGTCAAGAGCACCTGAACGTCGTATATTCTATATTGATGTAGGTAACTTGCCAAAAGGTAAAGCTGAAGAATACCTAAGAAACATTATGACGAAGTATCGTAACAAGTTAGTATACAATGCTTCAACTGGAGAAATGCAAGATGATCGTAAACACATGTCGATGTTGGAGGACTTCTGGTTACCGCGTAGAGAAGGTGGTCGAGGCACAGAGATTACAACATTACCAGGAGGGGAAAACCTCGGGCAGATCGACGATATCGTCTACTTCCAAAAGAAACTATATAAGTCTCTCAACGTCCCAGTCAACAGACTCGAACAAGAAGCTCAGTTCTCCTTGGGTCGATCTTCTGAGATAACAAGGGATGAATTAAAGTTTCAGAAGTTTATTAATAGACTTCGTAAACGTTTTTCTATGTTATTCATGGATTTGCTACAAACACAGTTAGTACTTAAAGGTATTGTTACTGAAGAAGAATGGCAAGAAATGAAGCAATTTATTAATATTGACTACCAAAAAGATACTCACTTCTCAGAGCTAAAAGAATCTGAGTTACTTAGAGAGCGTCTTGGTACTCTTCGT